ACTCTTGCAAGCCAGCCCTTACCAAAAGTAGCAAATGTAGCAAGTGATCTATAAAACATTTCTTTTTGTGCAGATAATTTATCAATTAAAGTTTTAACATCTGCATCATTGATGGCTTTCATTGTATTAGGGCCAATAGCACCATCAGCAACGCATCCTAGCGACTTTTGTAGTAATCTGATACTTTGACCTACACCCATGTTTACCGATGCATCAAACACCATATAATCAATCCCTGTAGGTAATTGATTGCAGTATGATTTATCCCAATACAAAGCTTTATAAAATGGAATAATGTCAGCATGAGTAAGTTTAGCCATTTCACCATTAGCAATTGGTCTTTTTAACCAAGTTGACCATGCTGCTTTGGTTACTCCCATGTTTGTTTCGCCACCAGGATCTTTAGGATTATTTACATATCCACCTTCAGATTTTAATACTTGGGCTAAAGAGTATTCAAAGTTTTGTATCATCTGATTCACCTATTTTTATGCCTGTAATAAGCCCAATAAATCCACCAATAATAGTTTGAAATGCTGGGCCAATAATTGCAAATACTTTATCTGTATCAAAATTAGGGTCTACCACACCATATGCAAACATGAGTAACATAGAAACAACTACAGCCACTAATGACCATGCTGCAATAAGCATTACATGGTCTTTTACTGTCACTTTGTTACACCTTTTACTTTTTCGTAACTACGCATACCGCCAAGCCCAAGTAAACCCATAAGAACTGTCAGTAATGTTTGCATATCAAACGCTAATACAACTTCTTTATGATTGTTTGCTACTAAAATAAAGTTAGATACTGGCAATAATAAGAAATGTAATGCAAATGCACTACCACTTACCCACCCTACAAATGGCCTCCATCCTGAAACAAATAAAGATGCACTCTTAGCTTCTTCTTTGTTGATGTCAGTCTGAGCCGTCATAGTGGCTAATTCGCCTGATTGCTGAAGTTTGAGTAATTCTAATTTAGCAGCATCTGCTTGTGCAGGGTCAGGAAATATTTTATTAATTAAAGTATTGCCTAAATCTAAGGCTGCGGATATGGGATCAAAACTCATTTTGCCACCACATAGTGCGAGATAAATCCAATTAAAGAACTGACAGCAGATACAATCATCATGCCTGCCCACAAACCACCTTTAGACTTATTGGCAAGTGCTAACAATGTTTTAACATCATCACGCAATTCAGAAACTTCTTTTTCCATAGTTTCCATCTTTTGCCACATAACACCTACTTTCACAAGATCGATCTCACCCATAATTAACCTAATAAAGCTTTTACTTCATCTTCAGTTAAACCAAGTTTTGCTAACTTAGCCATTGCTGATTGTTTAGCCATGTCTTTATCTTGCCATGCAGTTATTTCAGCCATTTGCATTTCTGCAAGTTTAACCTCTGCTTGTGCCATGTCGTATTCAACAATGTTTTCTTCTGCATCATAAGCAACATCGCCACGAATAACTTTAATGTTTGAATCAAGTGCAAAAATAGCTTCGTGTAAAGTTATCATGCTGCAATCTCCATTAATGTAATAGTTGATGTAGCACCACCAATCTGACAAATAACAGCAGCTGAATTTTGTTGACTACTAAATTGAGTTTTGTATGTAATTGCAGAAGTTGTGGCAGGAGAATCTAAAAAAGAAGCACCAACACCACCTACGCCAATAGTTGCAGTTGATGCTGTATATGCTCCATTTGTTTCTATGGTTAAAATATTTGTTCCACTTCTTAACAAAATTATTGCCATTCTTGTATCGCTTGTGTTTTTATACAATCCAACTTGGTCAACAATTATAAGAATTTTGCTTGTGCTAAATAATGGAGTTATGGTGGCAGTTAATCCTGTATCAGCATAAGTGCTTATAGAATTACTTACTTGAGTTCCATAAGTAGCATTAACAACTTGCAACACTTTACCACCACTATTTTGAGTAGTAGCGTTGTTAAATGTTAAACCTGACGTTCCATCGATGACCATGCTCATGCTAACTCCTCATCTGTAGGTCTAGCTAATGTAGGATGTTCCCACTTGGCTATGTAATCGCCTTTACCGTCTGAATCGTTTTGAAGTGTAATTACAGTCATAAAATCTATGTCTGTAAGGCTAGGATATAGTTTCATTATTTTGTCGTACATTATGCGCCTCTCACTAAACAACCACTAAATTGAAATGGTGATGAACTTGAACCAAAATTTAAAGAAACTCCTGAATTTTGATAAGCGTAAATTTCTATGTAATCAGTAGAACCATTGCAATAAACTAATCCATTTGCAGTAATATATCCACCGTTTGTGTTTGGCACAATGTTGCCATAACAAAAAGCAGTACCATTTTTATAAATAGCAATAAAAGCTAATCCAGTAGCACTTGAAGTTGTAGAAATTGTAGAGTTTATTTGGTAATAACCAGCTACTGTTGGTGTAAATCTATAATTAGTTGTATCGTAATTGGTGTTTGTATCAAATACTGTTCCTGAAACACCATTTAAAAATGCTTTTGTATTAAATGCAATCTTAGTAAAAGTTGCAGTTGCAATAGATTGAAGTGCTGAACCATAAGCATTAAACGCAGGTGCTACACCACCATTAGGAAGTGCTACACCGTTTTGTTGAAACTGAAGTACACCTGATAAGTCAGCCGTTTGTACTAAACCACTTGTTGTTGAAGCATTAATTATGCAAGCCATTATGTATCCTTATTCGTACAAGATGTTAATTGAACCAGCATCAAAAGTATCTGTGCCACCTACTGTAGTAATGCGGACTCGGTCTAACACGCCTGAAAGTGTCACTACACCACCGCCATTTGTAACAGTTCCACTAGCGGTTGTGCCGTTAATTGAAGCTACCCAAATATTTCCTGAAACATTTGTAATAATCATGTGTCCAGACCTTGCATCTCCTGCAGAACCACCGCCAACGCCAAAACCACCAGTAAACGAATTTACTTGAATAGTGGCGGCATTTACTAGCGTTGAAGTCGAGCCAACATACCCACTTGTTGTAAATGAACTTGACCCTATTTGAACCTGTACATTTGAACTTCCATTGGTAGAAACACCATTAAACATTACCGTCACACGCTTGACCCAACTAGGTATACTTGTAAAATCAATGCTTGTACCTGATGTAGATGCTTGTGCAGTACTTGATGTAATCGCACTATTTTGACCTGAAACTACAGCAGTACCTGTTACAGCAGGAATAGTTACCGTATTAGTACCAGCAACAGTAGGAACGGCTACTGTTACACTTCCACTTGTATCGCCTGTAAGAACTAATGCACCCATAATTTATCCTTTGTATTCTATTATTTTACTTTGTTTCATGCCTAAAGCACAACCCATCGTGCGCCTGAAGGAATGGTTACTGAAATTCCACTATTTACAGTTATTGGCCCAACAGACTCAGCATTTTTATTAGTTGAAAGTGTATAGTTAGTCGTTACAGTTTTGCCGTTTTCCACAAAAACCTGATCGCCACCGCCACCTGTTGCCCCACCACCAATTTGACTCCATCCTGAAGTGTAATAACCTTCGTATTGTCCGTAATCGGTGTTATAACGTATCTCACCAGCAATAGGACTTGCAGGTCTTTGTGCCGTAGTTCCTTTAGGAATTAACACATATCCTGTAGATGACATTGTTACATTACCAGTAAATGTCGGTGTTGAAAACTGAGCAAACTCTACAGCATCACCAGCAACAGTTCCAGCAGCCATACCAGTAATTTTATTACTACCCATTTGCAATGCACCAGTAATAGGTGTCTGACCGTCAGCAGCTATTGATTGAGTTAAGCTATTAGCAATATCTGTTAGCGTATTATTAGCCCATGTTGAAGATATGGTTGTTCCTGTAACTACTGGATTGCCAGCAGGTAGGTTATACGTTCCTGATCCGTTGCGACTCATGGTTGTGTTCCTTGCGTTGTTTGTTGCAGCATTTGAATTGTTGGCAATAAAAGTGCGTTTTGATTTTGACGTAATCTTTCAGCTAATAATTTAGCAGATTCAGGCCGTTTAGTCATTATTGTATTTATTGTTTGTCTGCCACCTGGTAAATACGGCAATGTTAAAGCTCCTGCACCTATTGCAAGTTCTGGCGATATATATCCTTGATCTGCTGCGTAAGTGCCACCACCACCAATTAAACCACTTGTTAATAATCTACCTGCTGTGCCTGAATCAGGTATTTTTGATGGTAATACATTAACACCTGCATCTGACAAATCTTGCATTAAAGCATTTCCACGAGAAACAGCACCTTTTCTTGTTGATGTATCCATTTGCCTTACAGCTTGCGCTAATTGTGCAGGTGTAAACATTTCTGCTGTATTTGCTTTTGATCCTGCTGTTTGTAATCTTGTAAAATTAGCCCATGCGTCATTAATCTTACCTAATTCTGTTTTTGCTTGTGGGTTAGTTGCATTTAAAGCATTACGCAATTCAGCTTGTGCTTGTAAAAACGCATCTCCTATTTCTCTTTCACTAGCTAATGAACTAGAACGATAATTTTTTGCTAAAGTTCCTAAATCAGATTCAGCTTGTTTAAAAGCGATGCCATCCATCATGCCTGTTTTAGGTGCTAATTTTGAACCAATAATGTTATCAATTTTTGAATTAAATAAAGTTTGTGCATTTTTACCTAATCCACCAACCATATTTCTTAAATTGGCCATGTTTGTATTAAATTGAGGTGTTGCTTTAAATACAATATTAGGCAATATTTTTTCATACGCATTATTAAGTTGTTTTTCTACAGCTTCAATGCCTTCACGACCCGTAACATTTGGAACTTTGCCACCAATAGGCTCTAATACTTGTTTATATGCTGCTTTATTAAATTCTTCGTAACCTTTTTTTCTTGAATAATTAATAGCATCACCAAGTAAAGGTATGCTTGTCAATTTATCTTCAATATTGCGTAATGCACCACCCATCATTTGACCAGGTGTTAAATTTACACCTGATTGCACTAATTTTTGTATATCATCACTAAGTTTAGGACTAATTACACGACTTACTGCCCCTGTTATTAATGGTGATATGCCACCTGTTGCTGCACTAATAGCTGTATTTAAACCTTTTTGTTGTTTAAATTCTTCAGGATTTAAACCAATTTGTTCAGGATTAGTTAAACCTGCAACTGTTCCTGTTAATGCTTGATTCATCATTGTTGGCGCACCACCAGCCGCTAAAAATGGTAATGTTTGACCTGCCATACTTGCAACTTGACTAGGTAATTTAGCACCTTGTGTTTGAAATCCTTGTTCCATTTGATTAATCGCATTTACAGGTTGATCACCATAATTAGAACCATTTAATTTGCTACTTAATTGAACAGCACCTGCAATAGGTTTAGCTGCACCTGTAGCTACAGATAAAGGCAAACTAACAGCAGTAGTTAAAGCTTTTTCAACGCTTTTATATGGGTTTTCAGAGCCATAAAATGAAGTATTTAATGGTATGCCTTCAGGCGAATATGAAACATCACCTTGCGAATATAAATTACCTTGTTCAGGTTTTGCTTTAGCCATTTTCATTTTAGCTTCAGCAATTGCTATTGCTTGTTGTTGCTCTAAAGTAAAATCAGCCATATTATTTACCTACATTTGTAAATAATGCTTGTTGTTCAGGAGTCATGTATTTAAATAATTCAGGATTAATTTTAACTTGATTTGTAGGTTTTTCTTTTGGTTGCTCTACAACAGATAATCTGCTTTGAATACTTTGAGGCACAGGCTTTTGACTAACTTCATAAGCATTTTTGATAATATTGCCTGCGAATTTTTTTTGATCTAAAGCAAATTTATCTAAAGTTTGTTTTGATATTGTTAGCGTATTAATGTCATTAGGATTAGGAATTAAAGATTTTAAAATTCTTTCATCGCCACCGTTTAATACTCCTAATTTATTTGCTTCTTTACCTTGCAATAACATTGTATTGTATGCAGAATTTAATATAGCTCGTTTTTCTGGTATTGCCATATCAGTTGTTTTAAAATTAGATAATATATTTCTGTAATTATCAATAGCATCTTGAAAATTCATAGAGCCAGTTACACGAATTTCTGCATCGCCTGTTAATGGCTTACTTCTATTAATTTCATATTCTTTTAACCATTCTCTTTGAGCTTTAGGACTTAAATTTGATGGTGGAGTTGGTGCTTTAGTTAAATCTTCATAATGTAAATGTGGGCCTGTGCTATTTCCTGCGCCTTCAGAACCTTTAACTCCACCAGTTTTACCTAATATTTGACCAGGCTTTACAACAGTTCCTTCAGGCACATCAAATGCACTTAAATGTGCATAACGAGCCATTACTTGACCTGTTTGTGGATTAACAATATCTATCGCATTACCATAACCTTTTTTGTCGCTGGTGTTGTATCTTACAACTCCTTCATGCGTTGCAACAGCAGGTGTGCCAACTGGTGTAGCTATATCTTTTCCATTATGTCCTGGCTGTATTCCTCGTGATAACGGAAAATTACCTATAATTGGTGATGTTCCTGTATTAGATGTATTAGGAATAAGAATTCCTTCATCTTGTAATCTTAGAAGTTGGTCAGGAGTAAAGTCAGGTTTAACAGAACCTTGAACAAAGCTATTAGCTGGATTAGGTGAATTTTTATTTACCCATCCATGCACTTCTTTACCATTAATGTATTGTGTACTCGATACCCAATCAGCTTCTTTAGGAGTTGAATGTATAACTCTTGTCTTACCATCAGGGCCAATTTCAAGAATAGATTCGCCAGCTTTAGCAGTTTTATACTCAGGAGCTTTAGTCATTTGAGTCAATAATGTGCTTGCAAACTGTTTAGCTATAGGATTATATGAATTTGATCCTCTTAATATTGCTGCCATTGGATTAGGTGCTACACCCACTTGATTTTCAACAGGTGGCATAACATTACCCATGTCATCACGTTGTATTTCAGGCATAACAGCAGGTTTATAATCTGAAGTGCCTTTATATGTTTGCAACATATTTTGTAAATCTTCGCTTCCTCTAGCTCTTATTGCTTCAGCTAATTTTTGTTGTTTAATATCGCCTTCTTCAAGCATACCTTTACCAACATAAGTATTAACTAATGGCAGAATGTTTTGAAAGAAACTAGGCGCAACATAACGACCACTTACCATTTGACCTTGTGGTTGCTGATTTTGTGACATCAACATTTCTGCCATACGTTGCTGACGAGTAATGGCTTGTTGTTGTGCGTAATCTTCTGGTGATAATGTGCCTAGATTTCCATATTCATTTGCCATAATTAAAATGTATCCTTAGAGAAATCAGGATTAGTCGGAATTTGTCCTTGACCACCGTAACCATAAACATTACCTTGACCATATTGCTTCATTGCTTGTTGTGCTTGTGCATAAGGATCATTTTGTTTACGCAATGCCATAGCTAATGCTAATGGATTAGGATTGCCTTGTTTGCCTGTCATTCCAGCTTGTTGCACTTGCTGATTTTGTTCTTGCAACGCAGCATTTTGCATAGCTTGTTGTTGTGAAATATTCTGAAATACAGGATTTAATCCTTGATTTTGCGTAAATCCATTAGGCATATAAGTATCTGTGTATGTAGGCATATATTATCCGTATTTCATCATTCCAGCACCAGCAAGACTAAATAAACCATTATTTAAGTTTGCTTGTGCAGCTTGTTTAGCATTAAAGTCACCCATTTGTGCGTTGTAACCCATTTGTGATGCACCTAATATATCAGCACCTGAAGTTGTTGCTTGTTGTGGAGCATTTACAAACGTAGGATTTTGTACTTGTGCGCCTGTACGCAACGCACTTAATGTATTTAAAGGAATATTGTATTTAGTTAATTGCTGATTAAATTCATTTTGATTAGCAGATAAACCTGTATTAAATCCTTGTGTTGTTGCGCCTAACAACAAGTCATTTTCTTTTTGACCTTGACTCATCATTGCTCTGTTATATGCTTCAGAACCTACAGGTATACCTGAATTTGCTAAATCATTACTTAATTTCTCACGACTTTGTTGGATTTGTGGTTGTAACCTAGTCATGTATGCATCTTGATACGATTGACCAGGATCTATACCAAGTCTAGGCAAGTTAGGATTAAATCCTTGCCCCATAGTATTTTGCACTTGCCCAAGTTGTGCATTAATAGTACCACCTAAACCTAGACTGGTTTGATTTTGTGTATCTAAAAGTGCTTGTCCTGTAGGAGATAATGAAGTTGTAGCAGTCCACGTTGGATTGCCATATTGATCTGTACCGCTTTGGTTGTAATTTAAATTGCCGTAAGGAGTTACTTGATTGACACGATTAGCAGCAGTTGCAGCTCTAGCAGCATCTAAGTTTCCTGTTGCTGTTGCTTGTGCAGCAGCCTGATAATCAGGAGCTGGAGGCGCACTTGGCGCAGGCCCTAATCCTAAAAATCCACCACCACCCATATCATTCTCCTATTAACTTTCTAAGAGGACATTGGATGTCTAAGAAACGACAATCTTCTTTCCTCATAGTCATAATTACCAAATCCCCATCCATATGAGCATCTGGTATTTCAGCTACAATTTTGAAGCCTAAGTGTCGGTTTAACCTTAGTGCATCTGTGTTATTAGCACATATTTGTCCTATTATAACTTGTAAATTTAATTTATTAAATGGGTAATCGAACGTAGCCCATAATAAATCTTTACTCATCCAGTTACAATCTGTTGCACCTATGTGTATTTGACACGCATTTGGCATAAAATTGTTAAATCCAACTACTGCTACTACATTTCCATCTATTTCTTGACCTATACAACGTGTATCTTCAGGTAATGGATGATTCATTATTCTTACTAACCAATCACCAAGATACTTTTGGTTATCAGTAGTAACTTTTCTCACAATACTCCACCATTTTCCATTACATAATCAACAGAAGCCCATCTAAAGTCAATCCCTTGAGATGCTACGTTTAAGTTAATTGCGCCTGAAAAGCCAACTCCTGTAACACCTTGCCAAAATTTTGTAGTAACTAAACCACCACCCCAATTAGACTGATCCCATTTACTTGTGTCCCATACACCAATTTTATTTATAGCAGGATTAAACGCTATTTGGTTTGTTAATGGAACTGTCTCAAAATCGGTACTAATACCACACAAAACAGTAGGCAAGCCATTATCTGTCTGAAATATAGGTCTAACTAATGTAAATCGTTTAAGTTGACCAGGACTATTAAAATAATTGTATGCTTGCTGACAAGTACCTGTAATATTGGTATTGTTGTCTGCATATCCTGTGAAAAATTGTCCTACAAAACCATTTCCACCAAAATACATATTTTCGTCACCAGCGACTACAAAACAATTAGCACTTATGCCTGTAAATCTTCCCCATGACTTGTTAATAGTATTCATTACATATTGTTCAATACCATCATTCGTAGGTATGTTAAGGATTAACATATTGGCTTCTGCAAGATAGTTAATTTGCCATCCAAAATTAGCATAATAAAGACTACACGCTTGAGAAACTGCAAAGTAGATTTTGTCTGTCAGATTAATTCTTGGGTCTAAACGATCAGATTGTAACTGTGCTGTTAATGGTACAAGTCCATCTTGAGTTAATAACAGTAAGTCACCACCCCATTTAAAGAAGCATCTACGGCTAAAAGTTTGACCTAATTGCCAAAGTCCTTTCATTGTCCATGCAGTAGGATCACTAGGATTAGTTCCTTGATAGACAATAATTTCACCCATAGA